TCGGAAGGAATTAAAATACCTTTGCATTCATACAAAGTAAGAATTTGTTTGAATACTTCTTTGATTTGTGGTACTGGTTCGTTATCAATAACCTTCAACATATCCGAAATAACATAACTTGGTAAATCGTTTAATGTTGTATTGGTAACATCATTATTCATATTGATAAAATGCTTGTGGAAGTCATTCAAATACCAACAAAGTTTCATAACATCTTTCTTTGGGGTATTTTTATCTTCGTATCGCATCGCATATTTCCAAGCATTAGACAAATCACCAATGAGCCAGCGTGTGATTTCAATAGCTTCTAGCCCACTTTCGTGTGTGCGATAATGCTTTGGGGTATTAACTTCTTCTTCAAGTGTTTGTGTCATTAGATAGCATCCTCATTCTTAATATACTCATTATATATTTTATCGTTCGTGGCCTTTGCTTTCTGTGCCGCAGCGATAATTTTTTGCTCTGATTCAATTTCGTACTTCTTCTGTTTTCTCTGTTCCAATGCCTTATTTATTCTGTAAGGCAAAAAGGCTGCCATAAAGAAACCAAAAGAAAGAAGACCATACTTCAAAATATAGCCACCCGCTACGAGGGCTACACTTTGAATGTTTGGTCCTGCTAAACCGAAACAAACTAAAGCGTAAGCATAAAGAATTACAGAAGCTATTGTAATTAAACTAACTTTCCAATTCATTTATACTCACTCCTTAATTATAGTGTTTCGTCATCGTCAAGAATTAAAATAGCTTCTTCCGCATTTGGGCAGACATAGAGCTTTTCACCCTTAATCTTAATTGGCTTTAGAACACCAACATTAACCAAAACACGGTCGCCTACTTTCAATCCTTTAGGAAGTGGTTTTACTCGCCCAACTCTTTTGTCAAAATGACCTGCGCCTAAATTGACAATTTCAAACATTGAGTAAGCAATTTGAACAATTCCTGGAATGTACAATCCACCAGCGGTTTCGGTCGTTAAATTACGCAATATCATTTTATCGTCTAATATCTTCATTTAACACCCTCCATTAGTTTATTGTACATCTTCATCGGCGTCAATAATCATTTCAATGCTGCTTTCAGGAACAACATTATACTTTGTCTTTGTGCCGTCTTTCTTATTGGTAATGACAATCTCAGGAGCTGTGGTTACATCAGCAACAACTCTATCTCCGACCTTTACAGTCATTGGGATAAGTTCGCCAGTAAATACATTCCATTCACCAGGACCAACGGCTGCTACAGTGAACACAGCCAAACCCTGCTTTGACAATGGAGTAATGATACCAGCTGCTGATTTTCTTTCTTCACGCTTGAGAAATACTTTACTACCCGTTGCTTTCATTTGTTCTTTCTTCCTTAGTCCAAATTACTTTGTATGTGTCTAATGCGACCTGTTCTTCAATTTTGATAACAAATTTTGGGTTCTTATAGGACTCCATCAATTCCTGTGTGAAACACAAGGATTGAATGGGGTCGCCATAAGGAACTCCGTTTTGGTCGCAACGATATTTCGTAATACGCCAAATGTTCATATTATGCCATTACCTGCTTTTTGAGTAAACGAGAAAGCTGGACAATGGTAGATTCAGCTTCGGACATAGCCTTCTTATTACGAAGAATCTGTTCAGCAGTCATACAGACAGATGCTTCAAAAGCAGTCAATGGACGAAGGTGATTCTTCGCAACCTGAACGTGACGAACATTCTTTACGGTTGTGCCAGTTACCTGCATACGATTGCGGGACTGGATTGTTGAACTTGTTACCTGGTAGGTAAGACCATCGTGTGTATTCAATACATAATTACTTAACATAGTTTTTCTCCTTGATTTATTTTGTTAAGATTTTTGTATAATCATTTTGATTACATAACAAAATATAGAAACAAATTTTTTATTGTGTAAACATTTTCATTTTTTAGAACTGCATATAATTTGTTCTAGTTATTTTGTTTTGTATGTATTCAAATATAAAAAGAAAAACGAGAACCATAAAAGATTCTCGTTTTTTAAAACTTTGGATTTTTAATTAAAGTTCGTTATATCTATCTTTTACATATTCAATAGCATCAAGTAATTCATCAGTATTTTCTGCGTTAAATTCTAATACATTAACTGAATGCCCATTAAAATTTTTATCCATTTCTACTTGCCACAATTTACATTGTGGGTAAGTATAATCTGTAAATCTACAAATTTCGCCAAGTTTTCCATCTTTTGTAGCTGTAATTTGATACAATCCCTTATGACCGTATTCACGAAATTTAAATCCTAGTTTACTTATTTCATCTGTAAAATCTAAAGTTTCATTTTCTTCAAGAATATATCCATTTTCATTAAGAATTTGTTTTGCTTCTTTTAATTCCATAATAATACCCTTTTGTTATTTTGTTCCTAAATTTACTTCAATCCAATTTGCTAGATACTTTCTAACTAAATCACATTGTCTATTAAATTCTTGAAGTCGTTCAATGTAAACATCAGTTTTTGACGCAAATGAATCTTCACCACAATCATTGTATAGTTTTTCATAGTTTAATTCTACATCTACACTGAGAATGTTATCACAACCACTTTCACGAAGGTTTAATTTTACATAACCAGTGAAATCAGTAAAGAAACCCTTAATTTTTGTTTCCATATCCTTTTTGTTTTTATCAAGATAATATGAAAGTTCACTCAACGCATTATCGTATCTTTCATTAGTTGTTTCTTCTATATCACCATAAATTTTACCGGCTCTTTTTAAGTAATCATCATCATTGTGTAACAAATCGTGAATTACTAATCTTAAACCTTCTTCATCGTAATAAATGTAGCCAGGGAAATCATCTTCTAATGTTTTGTATGTTAGTTCTAGTAAATCTGCCCTATTTTTAATTTCTACTGGTTGTGCTTTTGGATTTTCTGCTGATGCTTCTGTTGGTTCTAAATCAGATGGTTCAACATCCCCTGCTGGTAGAGGTTCATCTTCATTATCCAAATCTTCATTATCCAAATCGGATAATTTCAATCTTTTAATTTTATGCCCATAGCGGTCTTTACCGCCACCAAATCTATCTTCCAAAAGATAGCCATTATCATTTAAGAATTTCTTTGCTTCGTATAAATTCATAAATTCTCCATAAATTGTTTATAGTATTTATAAAAAATGGGAGTTAGTTACCTAACACCCATAATTGAGAATGTAAAAATTTATTTACTTTTTAGTTGGTCTTTTGTAACCAAAAGTTTTCATATTTTCTTCTTTCTTCACAGTCTTATCACCCTTAACCTGGTCCTTGTAATCGCAACGATGTTTAGCAACAGATTTTGAGTATAATTTTGTGATATAAGAACCTGTACCTAGTGCTTTGCCACCCTTCGCACGTACTGCCCCTTCCTTATCGGTTAGCCAATCCACTACCATTTGAACAGTACCGGCCTCCGACGTCGTTTCCTGGTCATTGAGCGTGTATTCAACATTGAAGTCATTTACATAGTTTGCGGTGGTTGTCCATACCCACAAATGTAAATTATATTTTACATCATAAAGTGGAATGTTCAAACCGTTCTTTCTGTAATCTTCCTGGAATTCGGCAGTACAATGTTCTTCAACATATTTTTCTACCGGAATACCCTTAGTAGAAGCACCAACAATGTTACCTTTATCGTCAACCGGAATCTGACCATTCTTTACAATGTCATCCAAAGTAGCCAAACCACCAGTTGCTGATACAGAAGGTAATGCTATGTCAATCTTAAATCCGACACCAATAGTTTCAGGTAATGAATCGTCCTTAGGATTTACCATAGTTACTTTGTATGGTTTCTTAGGGTCATATTTTTCACCAGTACTGTAAAATTCGTCAACTTTGTCTTTGTTGATTTCTGTTACAGGATGGATAATAGTAATGTCAATGTCTTTAGCTTCTTTCATAATTACCCATACAGTATCAGCACTTTCATTACCAGCCTTATCAACATATCTACGAATTATCGTATTAGGTCCTTTTTCAAGTCTCTGTAAGGTTAATGTATCTTGAACTTCTCCATTGACAGTCCATTTTACTGGAACAGCATTTGTCTTAAAAATTTCGTGTTCGTATGGTTCAAGAATTTCTACTTTAGGTGGAATATCATCATAAACAATTTCTACACTAGCAGATGCTTTGTTTCCAAAATCATCTACATAATCGTAAGTAATTGTATAACCGATGTTACCCTCGGCATTCTTGATAATTTGTTTCTTGTCATTCATTGTATAAGTTACTTTGGTACAAGAATCAGCCATATAAGAAACTTCATAATCACCAATCTTTTGTCCAGTCAAATTGTCAGTCTTATATGTTACTACAACTTCTTTACCATTGACCTTCTTGGTATAAGATACAGTTTGTACTGTATCTATTGGCTTACCAGTCTTCAAGTCAATAATTTGTTTGATAGTAACTTCTGTTCCATTGTCCTTGATTACTTCAACCAATTCGCCCTTATTTCCACCGATAGGATTTATAGTAGCTTTGGTTTCGTCAATCAAGTAATTGTATTCTTTGAGTTTAATGTCCTTTGTTGGAATAGTATCAAGTTTGACCTTGATTTCAAAATGCTTTTCTGTTTTGTGAATAGTATCTTTTACAGTAACAGTTATTGGATTTTCCTTCTTGTTTACATAGATTTTATTGTCTTTCTGTTCTTCAATAGTGATATAGTCAATGTAAGCATTTGTGGATTTAGCATTTGTCAATGTTACTACAGGTGGAGCATCATTGAACAAAATAACTACACTGTCGCATTTAGTTTTCTTTGTGTTACAAACCTTTACAGTAGTATCTTTATGTACTGTAATGTCAATGTTACCAATGTCGCAGTTATCTCCTTCACAAATTTGGTAATCTATCTTATGGTCTGGGTCATTTGTCTTTATTGTATCTACAGGTTGTTTATCGTCAATCTTTGTAATCTCAGGAATTTCGTCTTCATCAAGTACATTTATGATTACAGTAGCTGTATCGTAGAAATCACCATCTGTAACGATAACCATTACAGTATCTTTTGTTTTCTTTTCGTAGTCAATAGGGTTCTTGATTACTAATTGACCTGTAGAATCAATCTTGTAGTTTGTTGTATCAGTCACAATGTATTTGACTGGTGTTTTATCTTCGTCTGTACCAGTAATCTTACATACTTTACCTGTATAGTTTTCTTTTACAGAACAAGTTGTATCTTTTGTATGTACTGGTTCGTTAATGTCAGTAACTTTAATTGTGTATGTTTTTGTATCACCAGCACCACTTGGGTCGGTAGCAGTAACAGTTATTGTTACAACAGGTGTCTTTTCGTAATCTAATGGTTCTGTCAATTTCAATACACCATTTGAATCAATGGTAAACCCAGGTTCTTTTACGGTGTATTTAATTGGGTCTTTATCTGGGTCAGTTGCCGTGATTATACCAACAATACAATTCTTACAATTTTCAGGAACTGTCAATGTATCGTTTGGTTGTAATACAGGTGTTTCATTAACATTTTGAATCTTGATTACTACTTTCGCAGAATCTTTATCACCACTTGGAGTGGTAACATAGACTGTCACTGTATCAGTGTTCTTTGTTTCGTAATCAAATGGGGTTTTCAATGTTATGCTGCCCACACTACTAATATAATAGTTAGTAGTGTCGCTAATAGTATATTTAACAGGCTCTCCATCTTCGTCTTTTCCTTCTACTTTACCAATAGGACCTGTATAATTTTCTTTGACAGTAAATGTTGTGTCATTTATATGTACAGGTTCATTTTCGTTTGTTACTTTTACTGTGACTTTCATTGTGTCGGTCAAATCAGTACTTGTTGCGACAACCTTGAATGTGAAACCAGTTTCTTTTTCAAAGTCAAATTCTCTTGTTGAAGAAATGTTACCGGCAGTGTCAATGGTGAATGGAACATTACCTACAATCTTGTAAGTAATAGTATCGCCATCTTCATCTTTAGCAGCAACATTACCAATTATACCTGGTTTGGTATTTTCCGCAATATAGAATGTTGTATCTCTTGTTGGGAATTTAGGTCCTTCATTCGTGTTTCCAATCTTGATAGTTACTGTAGCTGTATCAAACAAGACTGTAGGATAGTTCTTGTCATAGACCATAACCTTCAATGTAAATTCGGTTGTGTCCTTTTCATAATTGAAAATCTTACTTGAATAAATCTTACCAGTATTGTCAATGGTGAAATTAGAATCACCTTCAACAATTTTAAACAAGTTCTGTCTAAAATCATTTGGCTTATCTGGGTCATTGACCTTCAATGTACCAACTAAAGCTGGAACAGGTACATTTTCATACAAAGTAAATGTTGTATCGTTCAATGTAGGTGCTTCGTTCACGTCAATTACTCCAATAGGAATTAGACGAGAAACTTCTACATTACCTGTATCTTTCAATGTAACTTTAATCATATCTACAGTTGTGGCTTCATAGTCTAATGGGTCCTTAACAAGTCTCAATTCGCCTGTAATAGAATCCAATGTATATCTGTCAGTCCAACTAGAATCCAAATAGAAACGAGTAAATTGTGTTTCGTTTATAACTTTAATGTAAGAAACGGAACCTGTATCGTTTTCGTGGAATTTGTAGATAGCGGTTGTATCAAATTCAACATGCTGGTTTGGAGCATCTTTAATCTTAATCTTTAATTCACCACTGGTTTCACCATTTGGCAAAATAGCACCAGTGATACTGTCAATTCTCATAATGAGAAATTCGTTTGGTTCAGTCAATGTGTCAATCTTTATATTGACTTTAATTGTATCAAGTGGGGTCTTTGAACCAATAGGAATTTTGGTTGTAATAGACTGATTTGTTCCACAGACTGGAATTTCAGGTGGCATATTGAAATCGTCAACTGTTACACCATCTTTCAAATCAAAGCAATATGTGAAATAAACGTCAATAGTAGATGTATCACTCAACTGAATTGGAATGATTACTGTACTATCATTTTCTCTCAATCCTGCATTTTTATCCAATGCTGGGAAATCAAGTGTGTCAGGGTCAAACTTCACGAAACGGAAATTTTCGCCTCTGAAATCGTCACCAATTTCAAGCTGATTAGCAAGCATCTGTCCAGCAAAATCAAGATTACATTTCAAATACATTTTAGCTGTAGTAATGAAAGAACCCTGAATAGGAACATTGTCAGTATTGTCAAATATAATGTCTTTGTTAGAATAAATTAGAACATTACCACGATATTTACTTTGTGGCAAAATAGAATCACCAAGTATTACACTAATAGTAGTATGGTTACCGATAAACAAAGAATCAACGAAAATTCTTGTTAGTCTGTTCTGAGTCATGTGAATATAAATCTTACAACCATTCTTACCACCTACGCAAGTCCAAATGTTCTTGAAATACAAATCATATTGACCTTCACCTTCAGGAACTTCAATAGTATCGGCCTGGTTATTTTCTGTCAAAATAATGTCATCTTGATAACCATCGGAAGGCCAAGTAATAGTAGGCATAGACAAATTAACTGGTGCTGGTGGAACACTATCACAAGATAATTTACCTTCACCACGGGAAATACCTGTTGTTGTTGGAGCAACTGGAGCTTCTGTCAAACATATATTACCAGCAAAAATAGCCTGTCCATTATCATTACCTGTAGTTAATGATTTAGCACGAATAGGGCCAGTTGTGAATTGACACTGGTCACCAAGTGTAATAGTGCTATCTGTCAAGACAGGACCACCTAAACTAATTCCTTCAGCAGAAGAAATTGGACCTGACGAACCATTCCAACCTGACTTATCAGGAATGATTACACGGCGACCCATTTTAATATAGTCTGTACCATATAACTTATACTGCAACATATAGTCATATTGGTCTTGTTGTGATGCTGAATCGGTTGCTATATCAGCAAATGTGAACGGTTTAACATCTGCGCCCATCGCAAATGTGGCTATTGTCAATAATATAAGGAATAGCTTCTTCATTTAGTCTCCTTTTTCAATTTCAATATATTTATATCTCAAACGCAATAAAATAAAAAAGTATTGCCGAATTGGC